GCTGCCTTCGTTGCCTTGCTCTTTCCAAAGCGCATAAATGTCCTTGCCGGCTGTGCCTTTCAATGAAGCAAGGAAGTCAGCCTCGCTGCCTTCGTTGCCTTGCTCTTTCCAAAGCGTATAAATATCCTTGCCGGCTGCGCCTTTCAGTGAAGCAAGGAAGTCAGCCTCACTGCCTTCGTTGCCTTGCTCTTTCCAAAGCGTATAAACGTCCTTGCCGGCTGCGCCTTTCAGTGAAGCAAGGAAGTCGGACATGCTGCCCTCATTGCCTGCTTCTTTCCAAAGGTCGTACGTCGATTTACCGGCGTCGCCCTGTTCGCCTTTCTGCTTAGCCAGGAAGTCGGACATGCTGCCCTCGTTGCCTGCCTCTTTCCAAAGGTCGTACGTCGATTTACCGGCGTCGCCCTGTTCGCCTTTCTGCTTAGCCAGATAGTCAGCCACGCTACCCGTGTTGCCCTGCTCTACCCAAAGCTCGTAGGCACTTTTGCCAGCCTTTCCCGGTTCGCCTTTCAGCTTAGCCAGAAAGTCGGCCACGCTGCCTTCGTTGCCCTGCTCTTTCCAAAGCTCATAGGCCGATTTGCCATCCTGCCCGAGCCGCTGGTCGAGCGCTACTGTTACGTTAAACTCTTTTCCTTCCATGTCTTACGTTGTTTAATTGTCTACTACTTCAATACCTGTGTTCACTTCGCCCGAGGCGATGTCATAGAATCCATCCGGGAAGGCGGCATCATAGATGCGCGTCCGGAAACGTGCAAAGAGGGGGCCCTCGGTGAATCGGGGGTTGTCGAGGCCTACGACCACCTGCCCATTATCCACCTTCAATCCCGGGGGGAACGCTTCGCCGAGCTTTCGCCCGACGACGATACGCCGCGACCGCGACGTGTAAAACTCAAATTGCAGATCGCACTTCGTTGGATCGACGGGGTTGCCCATTCGGTCCGTAATGTCGATGCGAAACTTTGCATCCGATTGCTTTTGCAAATACTGTCTGTCCATACTTCGTATAATCGTTAATGGTTCGTTGTCTATACTTCCGGCCGCGTCCACGCATAGGGGCGGCGCTGAGTGAGGTAGTTCGGATCGGCCATATAGCGGTAGGCCTCGCGCTCGAATCGGATAGCCCGGTAGGCAGTGAGAGCATCGCGGAGACGCAGCATTCCCCATAGCCATTCCAGCATATAGATGAGGTAGAATCCGAGGTAACCCGTTTCGCGCATCTGCACCGTGTGGATGGCCTCATGCCGCAGGATGGCTTCGGATAGCGGCCGATACTCCCGCCGAGCGAATACGACGCCCAGCAGATTGATGGCCGTAAAACCACGGAAAGGCACGAGGCCGTTGTAGATGACTTTCATGCTTTCGCCTTCTTTTCAGGCGTACCGCCACCCATAGACCGGAACGCGCTGGCCGCTTCGTCCACAATGGCAGCAAACACAGCCTTCTTTTCCGCGTCGGACAGGTTGCTCCCTTTATCGATGTAAAAGCTGATCCGCCCGTCCGGAAAGGCCGAAACACTGCCGAGGTTCCGAACCTCACGTTCGATCGAGTCATTCAATTCTATCGTTCGTCCGCCTTCTTCCGTGATGCTGATCCGCCCATCCGGAAAGGCCGAAACACTGCCGAGGTTCCGATCCTCACGTTCGATCGAGGCGTTCAATTCCATCGTTCGTCCGCCTTCTTCCGTGATGTTGTACCGGATCGACAGCGTGCCCGCCTCGTCGATCTTTGTCACGCCCTGTCTGATAATTCGTTGCAGTTCCATGTCTATTATTCCCCTTTCACATCCACGGCCGCCGCTTTGACATCGCGGATAACTGAGTGAATAAATTGCCCGGTGAGGGTCTGAATAAGCTGTGCGAACTCATCGTCAGAAAACTCCGTTTCCACCCCTTCGGGAGCGTTGTAAACCTTGCGCGCCAGCGTGTCGAGTTCGAGCGTTAACGAACGCCCGTAGATGGCATTGCCGAACGCCCGCCGCTGGTCGAGCACCTCGAAGCGCCCGGGCTCTACTTCCAATTTGATTCTGCTGAAATCGATTCTTTTCATATTCTATCTATGTTTGATTGTTGTTATTGCCAGCATAGCAGCCTCGTCTTGGAGTCCCATACAACTACATGGTAGTCATTCCCTCCTATGGGCTGCGTGGTGTGGTTCTTATGCGGTAGATCTATTCTTATTTGAGCGTAACTATGCCAATCAGAGTCTAATCTCCCAACTCGAAGTTCGATCTGTCCTCCTCCGCTCGCGATTTTCAATCCTTTGCCGCTTATTTCTGTCCTTGATTGGGTGATTGCATTGTATTCTGCCGTTAAACCGAAGCCGCTGAGTTCCATGTTCATCTTATAGCCTTCTAAACTTGTGGACGTCCTAATGCCTCCAGTTGGAGAAATAGATATTTGATGATTAAAACTGGTGTTGTTTTTGATGGACGCCCAAGATGTTCCATCTGATGAGATGTTTTTGTCTTCTATGACAAATCCTCCAATCTTCGCAGCCTTCGATAGAATCAAGTCCGCGTCAAGTAGCGAGGTAATGATCTTGCCTTTGTCAATGATGGTGCGGTTGCCATACTTCACGCGGTTAAGGTCAATGTCGCCGGAATTGACTTGTTTTTGCAGATTGGACGTAAACCTTTCCTCCGCGTCTAAACGGGTGTGTGCACTGTCGGCCAAGTCTCTTGTAGTCTTTAGACCGTCTTTATACGAACCAAAGGAGACGACGGCATCCATATTGATATTCTTCGAGATCATATTAATCGCCGTCGGGCTTTGGGTGATGTAGCTGGCCAGCTTGGTGCCATCGGCCAGCTCAGCGGAGGCGTAGAGCGCATTACCTTGTGCGGTGGTTATAAAGCCCGCCGTTTGCAGTCGGAAGATCTTATCCTCGGACGTTGCTTGCCGATTCAGCAGGCTGTTCACCTGATTTTGCGACCACGTTTGCAGTGCCGCGAGCTGATCCTTTGTTCCCCCGGCTGTGACATTGATACGCCCCACCTCACCGCGGATCTGATCGGCAAAGACCTTGAACTCCGAACGCGTCTCATAGATCGAGAGATCCGGTTTGTCCGTCAGGTTGCTGTATCCTACGGAGCCCGATTCGATGCGGATATTCCCGCCGATCACCCCCTCGGCCACGTTGAAATACGTCCGGCCGTCGGGGCTGATGATGTTGCGGATGCGCATTTGCCCGGGCAGGATTTCCGTGTATCCATAGGCCGTGGCAAAGCTGCGTTCCCCGCCCGATTCAGACGAAAGCAGCCCCACGAGGAAGTAATAAAAGCCATCGCCCGGGTCATACTTGTACGTCTCTTGCAACAGGAACTCACCCGACGCTCCGCCTTTGGCGCATTTGGCCACGAGGTAAAAGGCCGACTTTTCGCCACTGAGATAGGGCGAAGTGTAACCGGCCACATCCCAATACTTATAATCCGTCGCTTTGTGTGCTGATGAGGTCTTATTGATGCCCATCGTCATATGCTTCAGGATGGCTGCCGGGGCCGTGAACACCTTCGTCTCATTATTCATCTCGAACAGCGGGATGATTTCGCGCTGCGTCTCCGTCTGGTTGTCAACGAACATGAATTGCTGATACTCGTTGCCCACCAATACGGACATCGTGCGCACCCAGATAGGATTGATGCCGGCCGAAAAATTGTCCAACGCCTTTTCCAGCATATCCTGCGCCTCTTTGGCATGCTCATAGGTGCGTGCCGTCTCGTGGCGCAGCTGCCGGAAGCCCTCTTCCGTTGTTACCTCGTTGCGATCGATCTTACCCAGCTGCCCCGACACGCTGCCCGGCGATGCCACATTCGAGAGCTCGAACTGGGGGCGGCGCGGGGTGTTCACCGGCGTGCGTACCCCAGTGATACGGATCAGCAGGCCGTCCGTGGGGGCGTACTTATCTGACTCGAGCAACACGAATCCACCTTTGACGATGCGGCTGCCGATCTCTATCCAGTGACGGTCGGCATACAGCTCATCCAGCTCAGCGGAAAAGGTGTATCGCTCTACTTCGTTTTCATATTTCACCCGCACGGCCTCCCGGAACATCTCCCATGAAGCGCCCGTCCGTGTGGCATTGTCGCACACATAAGCGTCGGGCAGCGAGCAACCGAATACGGCGTAGGTGTCACCCACCTTGGGGATGTAGACCGTGCCGCCGGGCATGGCGATGCCGTCGTACGTAGTTTGCACGAGCTCGAAGCGGCGCCCGTCGTGCTTATATTTCAGATCAAACTCCCGGCCCGTCAGGTTGCCACTTTGGAAAATGACTTTCATCGTCTGGCCTTTGATCAGCGCCTTATTGTAGTCGAGGGCCTCGGGGATGGAACTGTCGATGATGTCGTAATTCACATGGCCATCTTTACCGGCAATCATCTCGACGGACGAGACCGTGCCCACGCGTTTGGGGTAGATCTGCGACAGGTCGATGCTATCCTCGACAAAGGTCAGGAGCGGCCGGTCGGCACGGGTGATCTCCGTACCTGTCGCATCCGTTTTGTAGCTGCGCGCCGTGGCGGCGTTGAAGCCCGCTTCATCGGCGAACTTCGTCCCATCGAAAGCGATCGTTTGCGACTTTGGAAGCAGCAATTCCACACTGCCATAGGTCGAGGCATCGATATTCTTCCGCCCGCCCTGTACAAGCAGGATTTCGCAGGGCTTCTTTGCCCCGAAATTGTCTCGCGATACGCCCGGCTTCAGCCCGCAATCTCGCCCGTAACGCAGGCGCAGCGGGTTGGCCTTGTTGTATTCCACGCGGCGCAGGTAGATGGCTTTGCCCCGGATCTCCCATTCCGTTTTGAACTCATCGGCCAGCATTTGCAGGGCATCGGCGCAGGAGGTGTGGCTGTATGAAAGCGTCTTTTCCGTCGCCTCAATGCAGCCGCCCACTGTCCAGCCACTATCCCTGCGATTAAGTGCCTTCACGATCAGCTCCAAGTGTGCCCGCGGTTTGGCCGTATAGGCAAACTTCAGCAGGTTTTGAATCGTCGTGTCGCGCACTTTGTACTTACGCAGGGCAGCCTCTGGGCCTTCCATCATCACGGTGTATTCGAAGTTGCGGTCGCCGTGGCAGATGAATTTTTGCGCGCTTTCCAGCCGGTAGCGCGTACCCCGGAAATCGGTGTAGGCCCCTTCCGGGATCTCCACGTATTCAGGCAGGGAATAGTAGAGCGTCAGCAGCTTTGTCTGATGGATCCGATCCTCGAGGTAGCTGCTATCGTCCGGCTCGACATCGAGGATCAGCGCATCCTTTTTATCGTAGATTTTCATCGAATCACCGTCAAATTCAGTTCAAACTCATACAGGATGAAGCCGGGCCGGAGGGCGATGAGCCGCGTGCCCGTACATTCGCGATAAAACACGGGGTAATCCTTTCCCCGGTAGTTCAATGTGTGCTCGCCCGGCGCCGTGAGTCGGCCGAACAGGGCGTCTCGGCAGCTCCACATGGCCGCCGTTGAAACGGCTTTTAAGCAGCATTTCAACGCTATTTCTTTGGCATTGAAACGCACGATGCCAGTGTCGTAGATGCGGCCGTCGCGGGTGGCGATCTCCCGGGTGAGATTCTGTTTTACCTCAGCCGGGCGCAGTAGGCTGTCGCGCCCCTTTTGGACGAACACACCGAAATCGGCCAGATTGATGCCGTCGAGGGTGTAGGCTGAACGGATGACGTGCGTGCCCGGCGATTGCCAGACAGCCGCGTCAGTGCGCTCGGGTTCGTCGAGCTCGAACAGCGGGCGGAATGATTGCAGCAGCCCGTAATCGCGCAGCTCGTCGAAGTTGGTCAGGCGCAGGCGGAATGTTCGCCCGAGGGAGGGGAAAAGGATAGACCGATAGCCCGGCTGAGCCAGCGCCTCCACAAACCCGCGGACGTCGGCCTTGGGGCCGGAGGCCACGCAGTCGATGCCCACCGTAAGGGGTTGCAGCTTGGGCGCCTTCAAATCCACCTCGAGCCCGTCGTGTTCCGGCCAATCGTTGGCGGACGGCTCTTTCATAGCCGGGTAGGTTAGCAGGTCGTTGTATCCGCCCCGTACCACCCACACGCCAAAGGCCGCCCGGGCGTCCGTTCCATCGATGTAGATATTCGTTTTCATTTCCGTCTTATCCGTTATGCTGTTCGCAGGATGACCCCGCGGGAATTGATTGTCTCCAGTTCGCGTTTCATACTGCCGATGCCGCTTTCGATCTGCTCGAGGCGTCGACAGTAGGCCGTATTGTCACGTATCTCTGTCAGTATGGCTACACCTACCACGAGGGTCTGATTGATCCCCCCTACGGACAGTTTGATGGCGTCTTGATAGATCAGCAGCGCCGTCAGCCGCCCCTCGATGGCCGTAGCCGTGTCCTGTGTAATGCTTTGGATGCCCTTCGTTGTGCCCGTGCGGCCGTCCTTCGCCTTATCATCTTTCTCGCCGAACTTGGTGTAGCCGCGCTCTTTCGCGCGCTTTTTGACCTTATTCAGCAGCTCGATGTATCGGTCGTCGCGCTTGGTCATCTCTTCCATCAGCTTATCGAAGTCGTCGAGTACATCCTGATCGCCGCCGGGCTTCAGCGATTCGACAAGGTTCTTCTTGAAATCCTCGAACACGTCCGAAAAGATGGCCGAATACAGTAGTTGCGTGATAAAGTTTTCGAGCGAGTCGGACGCCGTGGCAAACATGGCCTTACTGGCATCCTCGCCCGCCTTCCATGCCCCCACGATGGCGTTGCGCAGGTTGTTACCAATGTCACCGGCCAGGCTCGTGGCGATCTCGCCGAGGCTTTCCTCCGCCTTTTTGACGGCATCCTGCCAATCGAGGGCGTTTTGAAGCAGCTGCTTCGTCTTATCGTCCACCTGATCGGTGTTGATCAGTGTTTTCGCCAGCTCTTTATTCAGGTTGCCCGCCTCGTCCACAAGCCCCGGGAAAACCTTCATCAGATCATCCGTGACCTTGTCTTTCTTCTTGCTGAATATGCCCGCAAGCAGTCCGCCGATCGTCCCCACCACGGCGCCGATGGCCGTACCGATGCCAGGGACAATCATCGAGCCCACGGCTGCGCCGGCCAGTGCCCCCGTGGCCGCCCCTTTGACTACGTTGTTGCCGTCGACTACGTTGCGCAGGTCGACGTTGGCCTGCCCCTTATGCAGCTTGCCGATGGCATCGGAGTAACCATCCATTGCCTTATTCAGCGCTTTGAAGCTGTCTTTGATCTCACCGGCGTAGTTGCGCACAAAGGCGCCCGACTTGCTTTGCAGGCGCAATTGCTCATTCAGCGACAGGGCATATTCATGGGCAAAGGCGATGGCGTTTTTGTAGAACTCTTTTTCCACGGCGCGGCGTTTTTCGGCCGCCGCGGTGATCATATTGATCAGCGTAGCTGTGCCCGAGATGGCCGTGCTGATGGCGCCCACCTTGCCCCGTGTCGTATCCATGTCGCGGGAAAGCATCTCACTGGCGGCGGCGAGGCTCGAACCGATTGCCGCGAAGGCTTGACCCACGCTGCCGCTCAGTCCGCCCAGCGCCGAGGCCATCTGCCCGAAGGCCCCGAGCACCTCGGACAGCTTTTGCGTCGGGATACGTCCGAGTTCCTTATTCAGGGCCTCGAGTTCCTCGCGGGCAAGGGCTATTTCCTTAGCCAGCTTATCCGTCGGGGCGAGCTTGTACCGCTCTTCCATCAGCCGGATACGTTCCTTTTGCACCCGGCGTTCTTCCTCGAGTTGCTTTTTGCGACGATCCGCTTCCCAGCGATAGAAAGATTCCGCATTGGCCATCTGCTTACGGGTGATCTCAATGTCATAATTGAGCATCTCCGCGGTATAGCTGTTTTTGGCCAGCGTGATCTCTTTCTCTTTGGCGACGGTGAGTTCGGCGATCAGTTTCTCATTGTTTTCCGCCATCCTGAGCCGCTCTTTGTAGTAGCTTTCGATGTCATCCAGCTGCACCGCCAGCTCATCGGCAAAGCGCAAGCGCCCTTCCTTGAATGCGCCGTTGACGGCTTCATCAATCTCAGCCGCAGACTTCTTATAAGACTTTTCGGCCAGATCGACGAGGTTTTTGAAGTAGGTCGTTTCTTCCTCCGATAGGGTAGCGTTTTTGCCATAGGCCTCTCGTTTGGCCTTCAGCATATCCTCCTCCTGCTGTTTGATGGCAGCCAGTTCCTTCTTCTTATTCAGTTCGGCCTGCTGGCGTTGTTTGTAGTAGCTGTCATTCAGCAGGTCGATCTGCTTTTGCGCAAACTCGAGTTGGTTATTCTCCCATTCCCGCTGGTAGGCCTTTTGTAGCTTGAGCCGTTCCTGCTGTTCGCGAAGTGCCTTTTCTGCATCTTTATTCCCTCTTCCGGAGCCGGAACGCGCCGCCTTGTCTATAGCGCCCAGTTCCTTTTCCCGATCCGTGTCCAATTTGATCAGAGAGGCCTTCAGCTGGTTCACCTTGTCGATGTCTTCCAGACTGTTTGTCGTTAGTTTGTTTTGGCCCTCCTGTATGCGTAGTTCCTCAGTAAGTTGCCGCTTCCGCTCGTCATAAATCTCATTGACGACGGCCTTGTATTCGTTAGCTAATTGGATCCGCCTTTTGCCTTTGGCGCTTTCCATCTGTTCGCGCAGCTTTTCCGCTTTGGCCTCTTTTTCCGCTTCTTCCACCCGCCATTCGCTACGGTCACGCGACAGCTTTTCCCCAGCTACACCGAGCTCAGCCGTTTTTTTGGCGGCTTCATGTATAGACGTGAGATAATCAGACACGCGCTCATTGGCACGATCTATTCCCCAGTAGAATTTTGAAAAACCGGCATTAAGCTCGTCAAAACCCTCCGTAAAGCCTGAGAAAATGATCTTGCTCAGCCCCTTGAACATATCCCCCAAGGCCAATAAGCGGTTGGCGAGATTCGACAAAATGGCTCCACACACATCGTTTACAGCCTTTATCGGATCACGGACGGCGTTATAGATCGTTTCGCCGAGCTTAATGAGCGATTCCCTAAGCTGCCCCATCACACCAGAAAGATAGCCAGACGTACGGGCAAACTCCATCTGTCCCTCAACAGACGAGTTGAACCACATCACCAAGGATCGCAGGGCAACGACGATGGCGTCGAGGAGAAAAACAATCCCAGAGGCTTTGAGGGCCCCAAAGGCTTTAGAGAGGGATCCCACACCCGAGGCAGCTGTATTCAGTGGCCCAGGCAGCTTATTGATGGCATCGGCTTGCACACGAAAACCCCGCGACACGAGATTGCTCCCCTCAGCCATCTTTTTTAGGACTTTGGAGGCCTCTATCTCTAATCGGTCGAGACTGTTCGTCACGCCGTCGACATCCTTATCCAGATTGCCCTGAAACTCGAATGTTACGTATATCGTTTTTTCGTCGGCCACGGCCTTTTCTCGTTAGTTGTTGGTGGGTTATGGGGGCGGAGGCTGTCCCGCCGTTTTAAGCCAGATTGAAAAACTTCTTGGCTTCGGCCTCAGAGGTGATTTCACCCTCATCAGCCGGCTTCTTCTTTCCGTATTTGGGTTGGTCATTGATGGCCGCCAGCACAACGCTCCACGGCACTTTATACATCAGTTCGCGCCACGTCCAGACGCCTTGCGAGGCGATCTGGAACAGTGCGCCGAAAGGGCTATGGGGGCCTTCGTCCCTTAACTCCCCGTCGTTCCCCGGCTCAGATTCGGAGTCGTCACCTGTAGATGAGCAATCGATCTGATAATAGTCGTAAAATGGCCCGCGCCACTTAGCAGGACGATCACTTTGGCCAGCTCAGCCATCGTTTGAGCATCCATCCGTCGGCGTAGGTAGGCCGCCACGGCGCGGTGAAACAGCGCGCTCATCAGCCCCGAACGGATCAGCCCGAGGGCGATCAGCCGACTGGCACGGACGCCGTTTTTGGCCGCTGAGGTGAGCACCGCGGCGGCTTCGCCCGTTTCGAGCGTTTCGAGGTCGACGTGCATACGCACATACATCCGACAAATGCGCAGTAGCTGGGCGTAGACGGGGCGCCGAAAGCGCATCGGGAACACCTTTATCCCCAACATGCGCAGTGGGCGGGGTGCCGGCACCTTGACCAGCAGTCCCGTATCCAACAGCGCGTCGGCCACATCGATCTCGACCGCCCGCTTGTTTTCCGTCTCTTCCATTATGTCCAGCTGAATGGCTCGTAGGTGCCACTATCGTCCCCATCGGGATTCATGCAGCGCGCCGTGACTTCGATCTGCGCGATCTCCGTACGGGTCAGGTTCCACTGGAAGCGGGCGAGGATCTTTGCGCGGGGGATGTCGAAGCCCACCTTGTAAGGCGTAAGCACACGAAGCGCCTTTTCCACTTCCACGTAATCCTTCGGAGGGATGAACTTTTTCACGTTATGCTCCGTGCCAGACAGATCCTTGATTTTGCCATCTACCTCTTTGCCACCAAACAGGGTTTGCAGCACTGCGTTATCCCATTCGAGAATGTTAAACGTGAGGTTCTTCAATCCCTTTTCCGAGATCACGGATTCCACCGGGGCATCCGGCTCTTCTTCGCAAAAGAACTCTTGTGTCTGATCCTGTTCGGTGGTAAAAGTGGCCGTGCCCTTCAGGGTGCGGGCCAGCTGCTTCATCTCTTCCGGCATCTTAGCGCCGCCGTCTGTCACGTCGCCGAACAGGATGGCGCTCAGTCCGACAGATCGGGTTTTCTTTCCTAATGCCATGTCTTTTCTTTAATTGTTAATGGTTGTTGGTTGTAATAATTAGGGGATACCCCCGCGGCCTCTGATGTAGAGCCGCACGATGAGCCACGCGGCCATGCCGAGCACGAGGGCCAGGAAGGCGTATCCGCCGCCCATCAGCGCCCGGTGATACCACCGGAAGGGACGCTCCACGGTGACATACTCCGTACGTACACGGTCGGTCAGCTCGCGGATCGTGCGGTCGCGCAGGGCAATCACCCGGCGGAGGCTGTCTTCGTGGCAGTGCACATCGAGCAGGGCACCGCGATAGCCCGTATCGGTCAGGACGTCCGTCAGCGTCACGTTCGGCACGATGCGCGCGCCGGGCACGGCGATCAGCCGCGAGAGCGCCACCCTGCCCGACTGGCATTCCAGGTAGGCGCGGATCAGGGCCGAATCGGGTTCGATGACCACGAGCGTATCACGCACCGTCTCGACGACTTCCCTTTGCGTCATCTCTCGCTCCGTGTACGGCATGCGCCACAGGCGGCAGCCAGTCGCCGCAAAGAGTGTGAGGGCAGCCACCGCCATAAGCCATAGGCGCCGAAAGAAGGCACGCGCACGGCCGGGAGAGAGGTCGGCCAGTGCGCGCAGCCTCGGAACGAACAAAAAAGTGAGGGGGAACACCTTGGCAGGGTTACTTATTCGTTTTTGTGGGGTCGGCCTTTTGGGCCTTTGCTTCCGTGGATGGTTCCGCCTTCGTAGCCTCGGAAGGTTCCACCGTCTCGGGCGCCTTCGTGGCCTCGGAAGGTTCCACCGCCGTAGATTCTTCCGGCTTTGGCGCCCCTTCCGCGGGGTTCACCCACGGGGACGAGCCGCCCAGACGGACGTACCTGTCCGCGCCGCCGGTGTACATCATCACCGTATCCCCGGGGTAGCACGGAATGCCCGAAACGGTCACCGGTTTATCGGTCTCGTTTTCCACGATCAGCATGGAGGCAGGCTGAATGCCCTGCGGGATGGCGCGCAGCTCGGTCGGGTCATTGGCAGTCACCGGTACGATGCAAGGATTGCAATCGTGACCGATGATGCCGTCCGCCGTAGGCCGGCGCAGCGCCGCGGCCGGGAAAGGTACCATGACCACATCCGGCCCGTCTAAACTGTCCGGGGCAACGAACGTGTACCGCCGCCCCGTGGTCTCATTTCTGTACATCGCCACTTCTACGCTTATTTAGCAGAAAGCAGTGCGCCGATGTATTTGCCCGTGATCGGCAGCGCCATGCCACGCATGTTGAAGCCGATGATGTCGCCGCGGTGTTGCGGGTCTTTGAGCGCGGAATACATGTCAAAATCACCCTGACAGCGACCCACGGAATCCTCGTGGTAGGCCAGTGAGGCAGGCACATCGTCCGTGGTGGCCGCTGCGCCCCACGCCTTCTTCTCGTGCGTCGTATTCAGATAACCCGGGGTCAGCGAGCAACGTACGACGCGGAACGAAAACAGGCGATTCTCATTCCAGATGTTTTTGTACGCTTTGAGGTCTTGCTGCATCAAGTCCGAGGCATGCACGTGGTTCAACGCCAAAATGCGCTCATCCTCGGGTACCTCCAGCTCGTTGAATCGAAGTTCCATGTCGAGGATGTCCTCGAAGGTCAGCATCTTATATCCCCGCTTGTTAGCAGCCGTTCCGCTGGCAATCGTGACGGGGGTCGTCGGGGTGTCTTTCTGCGGCGCCCAATTGAAGGCGGCCAGCGTGGTAAACTGCTTCAGCAGCGCCTTCTTGTGTCCCTCAATGACACTTTGACGTTTCTCCGATGATTCTTCTACCTCGATGGCATCGCGGTAAACCGTGTTTTCCGTGTCGAAGCGATGCAAGGGCAACTGGTGAGGCACATCCGTGCGGGTAACTACCGGAATCGGCCACACGGTATTATCCATGTAAACCTTCGGATCGACGCCGGCCTCTTGCAGATTCAGTGCGTTGTTATCCACCCACGCGTCGAGGTTTTTGCAGTAGGACAACAGGGCGTTGCTCGGATAAAACTTTTCAATGATTTCCGGAATCCAGATCTCTTTATTCAATCCCATTTCTATACTGTTTAATTGTTATTGCAATGCTGTTTCAGGACGGATCATGGCCGTAGGCTTCACGGAATTTCTGCACATAGAGCTCGTGATCCTTTTTCAGCTCTTTCAGTCTGTCGGCCTTCAGAATGTCGGCAAATGACATATCAGCCAGTTGCACCATGTTGGCGGCCGTTCCTGCGGGTGTGACTTGTGCGGCGATGCTTGGACGCTTGGGGATGGATGCCAGCCGGACGGAAGCCTGCGCAAAGTCCATCTCAAAGTCTTTCAGCCATGCCTCGCGGCCGTCTGCATTGATGCGGGCTTCGCGGATGGCACCATCCACCAATCGCACGGCCTCGGCCTGTTCCGCCTCTTTCTTCGCCTTATTGATCGACTCGAGTCGCTCAGTCAGTTGTTTGTTTTCGTCGCGGAGACGGACGGTCTCCGTTTGCAGCTCGTCGCGGTTGCGGATGATGACCTCGACCGCCTCCGTTACAGCCGCTTCGCCAGCGGCATCATTGAGTTTCAAAAGTTCCTTCAGTGTCATATATGTATCATTTGAAATTGCGGTATCGGGGCTCTCAGCAAATAGGCGGATCACCTGCGCACGGTCATTGAGGTCTACCCGCGTACCCGTGGCACGATCATAGAGCGCCAGCGCATTGTGGTTGGCTCCAATGGGGCAAATCGACGCTTCGCGCGCTGTCCAACGCACAATGGTCGGCCCGGTCTGTCCCGGCATGCGATACGCCGGATCCTCCGATGCTTCATCCACCCACGCAGAAATAGAGGCCATGCGCAGAAAGTCACGTTCCACTTTCCCGGCTACCTCTTTGGCGCGGGAATCCGTTTCATCGAATACGGCATCGGCCAGAATCTGTGTCCCTTCGATGCGGATATTCTCCCACCGGCCGATGGGCAGTTCCCAGTCGTTATGATTGAGCAGCATCACCGGGTTACGGCGGAACTCATCCAAGTTCGCCCCCGCGGTCAGCATACGGATCCCATACGTGTTCACCGTCTCATCGTGTAATATGAAAGTCTTTACAGCCATTGTGATCTCGTTGTCGACTGCAAAAGTGTCAGGCCCTTAAAATTTCCGCAAATCAGCGTGTAAAAACCTGATAGATTCGGCGGTTTTTCCGATGAAATCAGCAGTTTTTTGCACGACTCTTTTCGGGCAAACGCCCTCTGACTGTAATTTTGTCAGGTATAATTACTAATGTAACAGGTAGAGTAAGATGGATAAACAACCCCCCAAAGGCGGAACGAAGGCCGCCCGCCAGCAGCAGCGTGAACTGGCACGGCTCAAATTCTTTTATCAGCATTGGACGTTCAAGGAAATTTCCGGGTGGCTCGGCGTGTCTGAAAACACCATTGGGAAATGGGCAAAGGATGACGGGTGGAAAGATGAAAAGCGATCCCTCACCCAAAGCCGCGAACAGGCCCTACTGGCCGCGTATAAGCAGCTGGGCGAGATCGATGCCAACATCGCCGGGCGCCCCGAGGGCGAGCGCTTTGCCACCAAAGATGAGCGCCTCGCCCGCCGTGACCTGCGCCGCGACATTATGGAAATGGAAGCCGGCAGTGGTGTCCGCGATGTGATCAATGTATCGCAGGCCTTACTGAATTGGCTGCGCGCCTTCGATCCCACAAAGGCCATCGAAGTCAGTGCCCTATTCGATCAATACATTAAAGAGATGCTCCGATGAAGCTGACGGACAAACAGGCTTTACAGGAATGGGAGCAATACCTGCAATCCATCCGCGAAGAAACGGCCATCGATCGCGCCATGCCCGTGGCCGAACGCGAAAAACGCCGCCAATGGCTCGAGGCGCATCCCCTCGAATGGATCAAAGAGCTGTTCCCACGGTTCGCCAAATATGACTTTGCAGGCTTCCAAAAGAAGGCTATCGCCCGCATCATTCGGCAAGCCACGGAGGGCAACTGGTACGAGGTGCTCTCATGGGCGCGTGAGCTGTCAAAGAGTACCACGGTGATGTTCGTTGTGATGTTTTTAGCGCTCACCGGCCGCAAGCGGAACATCCTTTTGACCTCCAACAGTAGCGACAATGCCGAGCGCCTGCTGCGCGTCTACCGGGCGCAGCTCGAGGCCAACAAACGAATCGCCTTCTATTACGGCAATCAGCGGGGCACAAAGTGGACGGAGGAACATTTTATCACCGCCCGAGGCGTTTCCTTCTTTGCCGTGGGTGCCCGCCAGTCGCCCCGCGGTTTTAAGCTCGACGAGGTACGCCCAGACGTCATCCTGCCCGACGATTTCGACACGGATGAAGAATGCCGTAACCCCGAAATCATCGCCGACAAATGGAACTGGTTCGAGCAAGCCCTCTACTTTACACGCTCATTCAGCGAGCCCCTGTTGGTTATTTGGTGCGGCAATATCATCGCCCGTGATTGTTGCATTGCCCGTGCTGGCGCGCGTGCCCGTGAGCTGGCCGGGCGAGACAAGCCGCTGGGGAATTGGGACATCATCAATATCCGAATGGTAGACATCCGCCGCCCCGACCCCAAGCGAGACTTTGCTGAGGGCGTTTCGGTCTGGCCGGAAAAGAATACGGAGGCGATGATCGATGAAGTACTCGCTCAGGTGTCGGCCGCCTCAGCGCAAAAGGAATGCTTCAATAACCCGGTGGTTGAAGGGACGTACTTCAAAGAGATCACATGGGGCGCCGTGCCCCCGCTTAATAAGTTTCCCTTTCTCATTAGTTATGGCGACCCGGCGCCCTCCAATCGTACGACGCACCGCAAGGGCGTGAAAGCGCTCGGATCGTTTAAGTCGAACGTGCTTTTGGGCATTTTGGATGGCCGCCTGTATGTCATTACGGCCTTCCTCGACCACGTCACCAATGATGAGTTCGTCAATTGGTACTACTACCAAAAGGATTACGTCCGCGACCGTACGACGATCTACAACTACATCGAGAATAATAAGCTACAGGATCCCTTCTACGAGCAAGTGTTCAAGCCGCTTTTCCTGCAAAAGGCCGTCGAACGGAAATTCATCATCTCTATCGCACCCGACGAGCGAGCCAAACCGGATAAGTTCGCCCGAATTGAAGGCAACCTTGAGCCGCTCAATCGGGCGGGCAACCTGATTTTCAACATCGCCGAAAAAGAGAATCCCCACATGCAGCGACTCGAGGAACAGTTTAAGCTCTTCGATGATGGACTCCCCGCCCCAGCCGACGGCCCAGACGCAGTGGAAGGGGGTTACTTCGTAGCTCAGCGTAAGGTTGTCGCTATCACCCCCACGGCGTGGTCGATCGGCACGCGGCCGGTGAATAAGAAAAGGTATTGAAAGCGTTTTTTACCCCTCCCAGTTCCACGAGGGGTAGGCACGTCGGAGGGCGGCGGCTGTTTCGCGGCGGGTATGTAGGTCGGACAGGTAGTGGCTGACCCCACGCAGCACGTCCATAATAGACCGTTCGTCTACGAAAAACTCATGCTCGGACAGAATGTGCATCACATCATCGAAGCGGCGACGGCGTACCTCTGTCCAGTAATAGAAACGCGCTGCCAGCAACCGGCGGCGCGCCTCACGACGCTCCGCCCGTGTCAAACACATGGAAGGATTTCCCTCCGTCTCTTTCGTCTGGTTCTGTTCCTCTTTCGTCTGGTTCTGTCCGGTCATCATTGATTGCTTGTCCTTGCTTTTGCAAAGGAAGCAAAAGCGGAGGGAAAGGGCGACGATTTGGCAGGTGAAAAGATAGACACAATGTCACCTGCCTATATACAGCAAAGGCGGCCTATCCATCCCGGACTCCGGCCGCCCCTATCAAAAGAAATTTATAACATCTTACTCTTATACCTTGTCTGCTTCTTTCCTGACGTCAGGAAAATGCTCCCCCCGCTCTATCTCTACAATCCCCCGTATAATCTCATAAGCCACTTGCGGGACAATCGCGTTGCCGGCCGCTCTTAGGGCTTCTTCGTTGAATCGTTTATCGGCGCGGTGGGGCGCTTCTTCGATTTCATCATCAGACAGACAGTCCGCAAAATCCGCTCGTATCCGGCGGCGCAGTGATTCGGGGCATATCCCATCATCGTCAGTGCGAACCGGTGATTCATTCGGAAAATCCCGGAAACACCCGCGCGGACTACAAGTCCAGCTACTGCATTCTCCAAGTAGATGGCTTCCTTCTTCGCTGCCATTTTCTTGTTGTTCACATTCAGCCCCGCGGCCTCGAGGCTTGCTCGTGGCGTTGGAAGCAGGCGCGGAGGCAGGGTTACAGTGTGCCCTCCAATGTTCACCGTCCGCGGCGGCATCGGAGGCGAGGAACCACACTCGGTCGCGCCTGTGGGGTGCCCCGACGGCTTGGGGCCGGAATAACCACCGGCCGGATGGTATATCCGATGGCTTCAAAGTCTTTGCAGATCCGGTGGACGGTGTATTGCCCGCATTTCGTTTGAAGCTCGTTACCCGCTCCGAACAGATCGGGCTCGCTTTCCAGCGTAGCGATGTGAGCGGGTTGTACCACCCTGAAAGGATGCCAGCAACGTTTTCACCAATAACCCAGCGCGGTCGGACGTCACCAATAATGCGCAGCATTTCTGGCCAGAGGTAACGGTCATCCGCCGCTCCGCGACGCTTCCCTGTTGAACTGAATGGCTGACAGGGGAATCCCCCGGTGAGTATCGTACGGCGGCCGTAGTCGGCGCCGAATCGTGGAATAAGTCTTTCATCGATGATCGTTTTTGTCAGTGTACGGATGTCTTTATGATGATAGGCGGCGGGGAACAGGGAGGCCAGCACGTCGGAACCAAATGCGCCGATCTCACACGATACGACCGTCTCGATGCCACACCATGCGGCCGCCATGCCAAACCCGCCGATGCCATCGAACAGACCGATATGAATCATCCCCGCCGCCATCTCTTTCATGCCTTGCCGTCTGTTGCTTCCTGTGCCGCCCGGTAAGCCGATTCCCGATGGCGGATCCACGCGGCAATATCTTTCCACGGGAGCATCCCGCCTACGTTCTTATCGTCCACGTAGCAATGCGCATACACCTTGCGCGCGTCGCTACCATAGGCCACCACCTGATCCGGCTGATGGTCATTGATGCGATCGAAGCCGATGCCCTTTTCAAGCAGCCAGTTCACCATCTCCGTTTGCTGGCGCCCTTCGCGGCATGTCCAGATAATGATGTAGTGCCCTTCGGCGCGCAGAGCGTTGATCGCCTCACGCGCCCCAGGCATCGCCTCACCGATCCTCGGCCACTGGCCGTCGTGGATCGTTCCGTCAAAGTCTACTGCGATGATCATACGTCCGTCATGCTTAAGGGGATGGGCACCCAGGCGCCCGACTCGTCGCGTACCGCCGCGCGGATGTAGTCTTTCGAGGGCGTGGGTTGGTAGCTCTCTTGGATGATGCGCACGCCCTCAATGAAGCGTTCGTCGCCCGTTTCCTCAGCCATCTTTTGCAGTTGTAGCACGCGGGAGGCTTTCAGGTTGCCCGCCTCATCGCGTGACAGCAGCCGCAGGATGGCCTTGACCAGCGCGCGGCTGGCATCGTCGCGGGCCTGCGATTCGATGTACGTTTTGACCATCGCGATACCCTCGTTCACCGTGTCGCGGTAATTGTCGAGCATGTAGTGCCCGATGGTGATGCGCATCGTGCCCTCGGAGTTGGTGAACGTGTGCGACTGCTGATCGTCTTTCACGCCGAACAGCTCCGCCTTCATCTCTAATGCCCCGCGGAAGGCCTCAGCCGCGGCCGTCTTTTTCTGGGCGATAGCCTCGCTGATATTCGTCAGCTCGGGCATTACGGCCGCGATCGTCTCATCCACCAATTCCGTGTAGGCTTCGCGATCGGACTTCCGTTTGGCCTCCGCCGCTTTCTTCTCTTTGGCCAGTTTGTATGCCTCAAACTCTTGGCGCTCCTCGGCCGTCATTTCTACTGTTGTCATTTTTGTTTATGCGTTTAGGTGTTTGGGGCCTAAAGGCCCGTTGGTTTGTTTATCTGTTTATACGTTGAACGAATCAACAATTCTGGCGAATCAACATCTCAACAGGGCGAAGCCCTCAACATTTATGCGTTGGGGATCTCTTTCCGTCCGTCGGGGAACATCACATAGAGGAAGCCCCCGCCGTCCTGGGGTGTGTCCGCCATTCGGCCGACCTTTTCAATGTCTTTTACACGCTGCATAAAGGCGTTGTAAAGGCTGCGTAAACGATCCAGCGGGATGCGGTTGAAGTTCGTCGCCCCGGCCGCCCGACAGGCAATGGCCTTTACCCGATTCACATCCGCCTCATAGTCCATCGCTTGGCAGTAGCCGAACACGGCGGCCATCACCCGCTTGCGCCAGCGGTCAGCCTCGGACGCCCGCGAGGTCATCGCCACGGCCAGTTTACTGCACACGTCGGCCAGCCCTGCGCAATCCATTTCCGAGGAATGCTCTACGCCATACGAGGCGAGGATCTCGCGCTTACCGTCCTCATCGATCCGCGCCCTGTTCAGCAGCATGTGGAAGCGCTTCAGTAGTTGCCGCTTCCGGTGATCGTTGTCTATTGTTTTCATCATTCTTTGAACTAAAATCTAAAAGGTAAAAACTAAAAGTCCTACCGGCGGGGGGGGGGCGGGCGGGGGCGCCGGCACCCTTCTTTTTTTTCTTTTTGTTTTTT